AACTTTTTGTTTGGTATTTTTATCTACTTGGTCATAAGAAGTTTTAACTAATACATCTTTGGTAAATTGGGAAGGTGTAATGATTAAATCCATCTGATTACCACCTTGAATAAATTCTTGAGGTGCAATAGTTGTTTCTACTCCTGCTGTAATTCCGATGTTGTACTTACCAACTCTTCTAAATTCATTTGCAACTGAAATCTGAATATAGATATCAGGTTGTCTATCAAGTTGAGTTACTATATTTTGGATTATATTTTGACCAAACTCCGATGAAGGGTCTAATTGGTCTTGTGGAGTATTACCCCATCTTGTTGGTACAATTTTTATATCGTATCTATCTAACTCAAATAGTGATTTGAGGATATCTCTTGAATGGTCACCATACCCACTTCGAGTTGCAACTGGTGCCTGAAATACTAATAGTGGTTTACTCATTATCTTATTTTATATACGTTAAACTTTTCTTTTGGTTTCCAATTTTCAATTCCTTTTAGGATACCATCTGCCATACATTTGTTTTGATTATCAGAATTTAATCCCATTTCTCCTTTAAATTCTCGTCTACCAATTAATGCACATTTCTTTCTTTCTTCTCGTGGAATATCATACCAATATCTGATTGCTTCTGATACTTCCACTACATCAACTTTATCATCAATGATATAAGGAGTAGGAACTGAACCAACCATAGTTTGTGCTCTTGACCATACTGGCTTCACCCACTCACCATGAGTTACTTTATCTTCCCACTTTCTCCAATCGTGTAAAGAACCAATCTCTGTATAATCATCTGCAGTTAGATACTTACCATCTAATTTGAAACCACATTGGTCTTGCATTCCACCTGTTACATTTACGATAATAGGTGTTCCAGCCATAACTGATTCTGCAGTTACTAATCCAAATCCTTCGTTACCAGCAATGTTGATTGTACAATCTGATAAGTTGTAAAGATAGTTTAGTTGTTGTTGATTTACTCTATCAGTTGAGAATTTAACATCACAATCGGGTGCAATCTTCTTCTGTACTTCGATTAGGTTTGTACCATTTTGGTCAATAGGTGCGGTGTGCATAATCAAACATACCTTATCTTTATCTTCTTCTGGTAATCCATCTCTGAATTGTTTGAATGCCCAAATTACATCTGAAGGTTGTTTACGTTTGATGTTTCTGTTCATCCAAAACAGAACGAATTTATAATCTTTATCACCAAGAACTTGTTTTCTAAATTCTTCGGGTACTTCTACTGGTTTGTAGGTATCTGAATTAATACCATGTGGTACATAATCTACTTGCCAATCTTCTAAGTTTTTGATTGTTTCAGATTCGATTGCTCCTACTCTTTTTACAATACCATAAGTTTGTCTTGAGATACATCCTAACCAATCACATGATTCATAGTAATCTCTGTTGTAATCAGGGTCTGGTAGGTCATCCCAAATATGATAGAATAAGATTGGAATATTTTGTCTGATTTCTGCTTCAATCTCATATAACCATCTCCAATATCTTGGGTCTGTGAAGTGTAGAATTGCATCAGGTTGATGTCTCATGATTAGTTCTCTAAGAATATTTGCATCACCATATCCAGTCCAAGGAATGATTTTAAGAGAAGCATCTTCTACTCCACTAATCTTACGAGCATCATCACCTAAATCGATTTCCTTACCTTTATCTGGATGATTAACTGCTGCTCCTAATTGTACCCAATCGAACTTATCAAAGGTTCCGAATACAAATTCTTTTGATACTGTTGCAATACCTGATGACATTCGAAGGTCATCTGAAAGTAATAGTATTTTTTTCTTCGCCATTTATTCTGATTTAAAATTGTGAACCACTTGGTTGTAGTTCTTCATAAGTGTTAATTTCATTTCTAAATTCCTCTTCGTTAATGTACTTATGTACCGAACGATTTACCAATTTTTGTAGTGTGATATTGGAATCAAACGAAATTCTTTTAAACGATGAATAGATATCCTTTACTATTTTCACCGTTGTCAGTTTTGTATCTGCCATAACTCTCCGTTTTTAATATATTTTAATATAAATATATACAAATATAAAAAACAGACTATTTCCATACAGAACAAAGTCCTCTTGTTTTAAACTCACACCAATCACATTGTTTACCTTTGTTGGGTAAATATTCTCTTTGAATAAAATTACCACCTTCATCAAAAACTTCATTTACAAAGTTAAGGAATCCATTCCATGCATTGTTTACTGAGGGTTTACCATTTGCAGGAACGAACTTTGAGATTCGTGGTATAGGATATTCAAAATCTTCTGAGATTTTACGTTTTAAGATTTGATATTCTACTTTGATTTTATCTAATGGGATATTGTATTTTTCTGAGTAGAACTTTTTGTATAATAACATCTGAGAGGTTTTTATCTTATCAGCCTTCTGATATTTGTTCCAACCTCTTGTTGATGTTTTTAAGTCAATGATAATGTACTCTTGAGTTGTTTTATCTTTGAGTAAAATATCGATAAAACCAATGAAGTTTACACCAGGTTTTACTTCCGCGTTAAGTACTTGTTCAATTGCTACCAACTCGAACCCACTTTTGTGGTAAAGTTTATCTAACTTGTTGGTAAAATATTGTAGAATAAGTTTTCCATCTTCAAAAAACTCACCCAATTCTTCTTTGGTACATGGATACAATCCATCTTCCATCTTTTCAGATTCTTTGGTAAAATGTTCTACAAGTTGTTTGTATAACATTTGCTCTAAGTTGAGTTGAAGTGCTTGTTTCTTGGTAACATTATACATCACATCTAAGAAGTGTTGTATTGTTTCGTGCATCGCACTACCGAAAATTGTGTGAATATTTGCCGATGATGTTCCCAATTTATCTATGTAGTTCAACTTGTATTGTTCTTGACAGGTTGAATACATACCATATTGAGAGTAACTTACTTTTGCCATTTATCTTTCTTTGTTATACAAAGATACGAAAAAAATAGGAGAAATCCAAATTTTATATCAGAAATTTATATGTTTGGGTAATTTTTTGTGTAAAGAGTTTTCAGTTACAATACCTGTAATGGTGAAACAATACCTTGGCCAGTAACCTGAATTTGCAGTAGAATGATATATTCCCTCTTCCCAACAATGAATATCACCAAGTTTCCATTGGTGAATTGCTGAGTTACCAACAAGAACATGGTGTCCCCAATTCCAATCGTTTAGTTGAATTAGGTATCGTATTACTTCTGTATCATCTGGCACTTTTGCAAAGTTTCTTCTGTAATTGTTATAAGAATCTCTGTGCCATGGAATAAATCTACCACTTGGTTGTTCTAAAAACATTATTTGTGGATTATCCAATCCACTTAGTTCTGCCATTTTATGAAAGATAGGAGGTAAATTTCTTGTTTGTCTACCACCAGTATTATATTCATTAAAACCAGCTTTTTCTAAATCGTTGTGATATCCTTCCATGAAATCTTGGGATTCCTTATTAAAGTACTGTCCTTTAATTCGTGTTTCTGAAAACTTATCTTCATCTGTTAATGATTCTACAACTTTTTGTACCTCAGAATACAAATTATCTGATACGAATCTACCGACGTATTTCACATCTTCAATCTTCTTTTGAGAATTGAAGTGCCAATCAAAGTTTTCTTTATTCCATTCCCAATACGATTTCATTATACTTTTAACTTTAATTTAGTTATCTCCTTTTTTTCAATACCATACTTTTCACAAATGTATTTTACATTTTCTCTACCTTCACGAGTTGCGTAAAAGATTTCAAGATATTCTTCTGCTTCTCTAGTAGAACACATAAATTCTTTAACGATTAGTTCAATTAACCATTTTTCGTATTTAGTATCATTTTTACCTTTGGTATATTTTAAATAATACTTTCCTTTTGGAATCAATCCAATTAGGGCAAGATAAAGTTGTTTAGGTTCTAATACTTGTGTGTACGGTTGTATTTCAGAAAGTACTTGAATCCAATCTGGGTTCATAGAAAGGAATCTATGAATCATATAATTAGACCAGGTTTTTTTGTCTCCCTCATCTAATGTTTCCCAATAATTTGGATTTTGTTCTGTTGTAACCGCCTTGATATGGTCAAAGAGTGATTTTGCCATCTATTCTTCTTCTAATTTTAATCCTTTTGGTAATAGTTCATTTAAAACTTCACCACAATCCCCACATAGGAATA